TGTATCCCGGAGATTCTGAGCTGCCGCAGGCAATCAAGGATTTGTGTAGTTGGCATGAGTCGTGCTTGACGCGCTACGGCAACCCAGGATTCGAAATCTTGAAGCAAACCGAGGCACTGTCAAAAGCATACCTATCTGAGATGACTGACGAAATATTTGGAAGTGATGGGCCTTACGGTCGAATGTTGACAAAGGTTCGCGACAAGGAGCGCAAGCTCGGCGCAAAAGAGGACTGCCTGGCAGATCAATTTGATGCTGTACTTCGACGATGTACGTCAGTGCAAACAGTGGTAGAGCTTTTCGGCTTGCTCAAGATATCTGGCCATCCACTTATTGATGCTCGCGTGGGAGGCATCTCCGCGGCCGCTGAAGCACGCTCAGCTGACGCAACTCTGTTTGAGGATGCTGCGAAGCTTGACTGGGAATTTAAACGAGTCATGTTGGAAAGCTACATCCGGAAATGGGGGTCATGGCCTCATCTGCGTTTCATGAATAGTGCCCGACGCACGAGATTGTATGAGTTGTACAAAGCGCAGTCGCGTGGGCTCAACAGAAGTAGCTATCCTTTGGATGACTGGCAACATTGTCGTTTTGGAAAAATCGTCGATTTTGACTACGCTCCCAACTATCTCGAACTGTTAGATGACAAGAGCATTTCCCACTATAGAACGAACATTGCCACCACATGGGACAAATCGGTGAAACCAACGTCACATCGTCGCTTGCTTCTCGAGCTCATCAATAGGGAGGAGCTCGACGTCAAATCCATTGTCGCACTGGTAGTGAAACGCGAAATTCCGTTTGACTGGCTCATCGTGTCCCTGCATCCTAAAGAGCGCGAATTCAAAATAGCGCCAAGAATGTTCAGTATGCTCGTCTTGGAAATTCGCATCTTCTTCGCGCTTACCGAAGCCAACTTGGCAGACAGAATATTTCCTTATCTACCTCAACAGACCATGACAAAGAGCAAGATAGCCATTGCGCGACAATTCCTGGAAATGACAAAACCGGTCAAAAACTCTGACGCTCTCAGAATGTTCATTGAAATTGATCTTAGCCGATGGAATCTCAGATGGCGAGCCATGTCGGTCAATCCAGTGGCGCGCACACTGAACGATATGTTTGATACGCCTGGTGTTTTTGACTTCGCCCACGAGTTTTTTGCAAGCTCGTTGATACTCGTGAGAGTGCGTGAGCTAGAGCCACCAGGTGTGAGGGGTCCTAACCCGCCGGAGAGTGATTTGCTATGGTACAATCATTTGGGTGGTTTCGAGGGCATATGTCAAAAGCTTTGGACCATATGCACTTATAGTATGGTATCCATAGCGGTAAGCTCACTGCCGATTAGCTACACGTTGGTCGGACAAGGGGACAACCAGGTGCTATCCGTCGTCACCAACAGAGATCCTCATCGGCCGGATGAAGATGTGTTGCGAGATCTTCGCGACACAATTACACACAACGTTGCAACGACGTGTGCCTCTGTAAATCAAGAGGTCAAGGTCGAGGAATGCCTTGAGTCGACAACAGTGGTCACCTACTCAAAAGACGTGTACGTCGACGGTGTCTATCGCCCAACGGCATTGAAAGCTCACTCGCGTTTGTTTCCACATTCATCACAGATCTTCCCTTCTGTACGTAGCAATCTAGGTTCGATATTTGCTACCTCAGTGGCGGGTGCAGAAAAGAGCGCAACCCCGATGGTCAGTTATTACCTCGCGACGTTTTACGGGGCATTGTACCTGTACCGTATAGCACGGCGGAGAGGTCCATACGGTGTCCAAATGAACCACGCAAAGACACTACTCAGAGACCGATTTCATGAGTTTGTTGATTTCTGCCTGACACTACCGTCAGGAGCTGGCGGAATGCCTGTCATTCCGTTTCTAGGTTTCACCTATAAGGGTGGGTCAGATCCACTCGGGAAATCGTTGGCATCAATGAATGTTCTCGGACACCATTGTGACAGTAGACTGTACAACCGCATGCTTGCTCAAATGGACGACAGGGCGATCTACAATCCAGCACCCAAGACAGCATCGTTGCTGTTGGACCCATTCAGCATACCACTGAACAAGCCACAGACGTCTGTTGATGGAGTGGCTCATGAGACGATAACTGCGCTCACGCCTACTATCAAGACCACAGATATTAAAGAGCTGATGAGTGGCGAGATGAGCTCGTACATCGACCAACTCGTGGCAATGCTTGGAGCATGCAGACCTTTGAATCCGCTCATCATGAGGGACATCATGGACTGCTCTGTCGCCGGAGTGACAGAGACTGTTAGTAAGATGTTTGTCGCAACAAGAACACTTCAGAATGTCGTGCGCGATCTCGGGGTTCCGGTTGTGGACAGAGTGCTACACCTTGAATCCCGTGGAATTGCGTACATGTTCAACCGTTTTCAATCACTCCCCTCAGATCCTGCTGTCAAACGCTCCACTTACGAGCTTACCAGTAGATGTCGAGACAAATGGTTTCCTAATGACACAAACCCGATTGTCGGCTTGACCACATATCAACCCACAGATTTCGAGGTCATTTGGGGAAGCAGTTCATTTACCGTGGAAGGCATCAACTCAGTGCTCGTTTGTGAAACTAACCCACTCGAAACTAGAGGACCCTTCGACCCTTACGTGGGAAGTAAGACACGCGAGAAGAGGAGTGAGCACGGGTATCGGATCATAGGGACTGACACCGCATCTAAGTCCATGAGAAAGCTCCAGCTGATTGTCAGTCAGACAGGTCAAGACAACCACTTTCAGGCGTTGATTGACGCAGTAGGGTGGACGCGCACGAATACAACCCTGTCGTCTGTATCCGATCTACTTCCTGGCGTGAAGGGCGGGACTCTAAGTCATAGGTATGCGGCAAGGGCTGGACACCAGGACGCATTCAACATCGGATCCCCTAATTTTGCTACGCACCTTGTCATATCCACCGATAACATGGGGTACCTGTCAGGGGGTATGCTCGATTACCCTCACATGATCCAGGAACAGGTATTGTTTCTAAACTGGGTAGTTCAGAATCGTCACATGACAACGAGGGAACGCTTTCTGTCTGCTGTACTTGTCACGGAAGGAACAAGTTTAGAACCTCTACCGTCGGTTACTGTGAAAGGACCGGATAGGCTTCAGTTGCAAGTGCCGCGATACGTTCACAATCGATTAGCGTTTCTTCCTTCGCTGACACTACAGCATGTCACAGGAGCAGTTCACCATCCAGCATTGCCCGTGTTCGATGACATTGTGCCGTCAAGTCGATTGCGTCGCCATGTGCTAGAGGCGTATTTCAAGACCATCCTGCGATCGTCAAGTTTTGGAAGACAGGTCGCAGACGGATCTCAGCAGCATTTTGCAGGGTCAAGTTTAGATATAGCAGAAGTTGCATCGAACGGGCTTCACACCATAGCCCTTGCGATCGCGTACGTATCCTGTGACGAGGCCATCTCTAACTTCATGCTGACTGACTTGTCTGGACTCCAGCGATGGAAGGTACAAGCATACGCAAGCAAAGTCGCATCTGAGCTTGCTCGAACTGTCAGCTCGCTAATAGGTCACCCTCTTCTTCAGCGAGATCCCGTTGTTCGAAACATGATGTTGTATGATCAGCCCATCTACCACAGCGGAATGGGTGTGATACATCGTCGGTACTGCGGTTATGTCACCTCCATTGCCCAGATAGCGCTCAAAGGCGAGGATACACAGTACAACCATCGTACCATTGGGATTTTCAGTTCTGACAACAACCGGATCGCCTCCGAGTCACTGTTAACAGCGCTATTGATTGACCTCTACATTTGGAGATCGAGCAGATCAATCACACCAAAGCTCTTGTCAACTCTGCTTGGCACTAAATTCATTCCGACAATACGCGCGCACAAAGACGAACAGGACAAAGTGTCGACATTGTTGAGACAAGTGGCTCGGATAGGGGCAGCCACTCAACTCAGTCATCCTCACATTAGTCACACTCTTGCGCTGTACCATAAGGGCCGTGTGTTCGGCTACAAGGCAGCCATCGACGATGTCTTGAAGTCAACGCGAAGTGTCGATACATGGGGTATTCCAGTGCAACCTCCGCCTCGAGACAAAAGACGACTCAAGCTACCATCATCTTTGCCAAGGTCTCGAGAGTTCAGGATGTACGGTCATGCTGATGTAGTGAACGGTGTGCGTCCACTTGATTACATGAAGACACCAGCAGATAAACTCCTCGTGAGTTTGTACCTGCGGAACAAGGGTAAGCTAGGTCTCATGTCAGGAAACGCACTGCATACATGGATGCTATTCGCAGCCATGTTCCGTAATCGTCCTTTGATTGTCGTAGGGACAGGTATGGGTGCCGCTGCGCGAGTTGCGTTGGACGCCGGTTGCCCTCACGTGTATGGTATAGATCTGCGATCTACCATTCCGCTGCGGTCACACCGATTCCGATTCTACAAACCTCCATTGGTCAAAGATTCCATGTACGATGATCGTTATACACAGCTGCCTCAAACATTCACTACGTCAGGTGATTGGTTCGATAGTGAGGTGGCCCGTCAAGTGCTGGAGTACGACCCAGGAGATGCAACAATAATTATTGACATTCAGTCTGGATCTCACCGACACGGTCTTGAGGTGCTCGTCCCCGCGCTCTTGCGCAAATCGTCTGGAACCATCATGCTGAGACTATACTTGACTGAACATGAAACCTGTCTATTGACAGCGGACATGGTCGCATCGGGCTTTGTCGTCAAGGTGTATGACCTGTGGAGAACTGTTGACATTGGTCATGTGGTCTTTGTGATACAATCGTGGACCAGCAGTATATCCTATGTTTTGACGCCGAATTACCATTCTGTTCCTCACGTGATCACGTCCACCATCCCACAAAAGGTGGAGCCACACGAAAGAGCGATTGCGCTCACCGATGCAGTCTTCGGAACGGTATATATGACGTCAGAGCAAACCGTTGATCAGGTAGATCACATGATTGACAGGCTTTTGGACAATGCTTGGGGAGACTATGACTCTCGACTGTCGTATAGCGAGTGGTCTAAATGGCTTCACGCGAAAGTTGTTTCCACCTGGCTGTTGCTACCCGAGAAACACCGTATACCACATTTGATCCGATGGCACAGGGACAGGGAGACAACGGTACGGACGGCAGGTGGTCACGTTAGCACTGTGAAAATTGACTGGAACCTTTGTTATCATATTGCAACAGTGGTGTCAAGGTTGGTCTAACTCACATATTTCAAGTGTTAATATAATCAAGAAAAAACCGAGTAGCCGAAGGCACCAGGTATCGCGTGCAAGATTTAACATTATTCATGACACATGTATTAATTGGCAATGCTTACAGTACGTATCGGCAGTCGCGGTTCCCT